ACGAATTATGTGGTTGAGGAATTCGATACATCCCCAGAAAGATTCGATTACATGGTAAATTCACAGGACTTTGGATTCAACCATGCGAACTGTATCGGGGAGGTTGGATTCAAGGATGGAGATATCTACTTATGCCGGGAATTGTATGTATTTGAAAGAGATACATCAGAGATCATACAGCTGGGCGAGGGAAAATTCCAGAAGCGAATTACCATGTATTGCGATTCTGCTGAGCCAGACAGGATTAAGATGTGGCAGAAAGCTGGATACAGAGCATGTCCGGTCAAGAAAGAGCCAAACAGTGTGAAAGCGCAGATTGACTACTTAAAGCAGCACACGATCCACATTCATCCATCCTGTACAAACACAATTAAGGAGATCCAGCAGTGGAAATGGAAAAAGGATGAGAAAACGAACACATTCACGGATGAACCGGTGAATTTCTTTGATGATGCGATGGCGATGCTAAGGTACTCAATTGAGCAGGAGAGAAAAGGTAAGGTGAAGTTAAAGACCTTTAGAGGAGGAATATAAAATGAATGGGAAAAGACCATACAAACTGCCGGAACCGCTTTTATGTTCCGCTGATAAAGAAATCAATATGACATTAGTAGATGAGTATATTCGCAAGCATGAAGAGCGAATACCAAGGTACAGATACCTTGAGAATCTATACAAAGGATTCCATGATGTATTCCGTCTTCCGGAAAAGGAGTCATGGAAGCCGGATAACCGACTGGCAGTGAATTTCCCAAGGTATATCACAGAGACATTTTTGGGATATGCTTACGGGATTCCGGTTAAAAAATCGCACCCAGACGAAAAAATAAAAGATGCGATCCTTGAATTTGACCGGGATAACGATATCTCAGATCAAGAATACGAGCTGGCGAAGAAGTGCTGCATCTACGGACATGCTTTTGAGTATTTTTACCAGGATGAAGAAGCAAAGACAAAGACAGTAGTCTGCAATCCAAAAGAACTGTTTGTTGTCTACGATGATACCGTAAAGAGCCGCGCTCTATTTGCGGTGAGATATGGAAAAAAGGACGATAATGTCACAAAGTACGGTGAGATACTTACAAGGACAGAAATCATCCCATTTGAGGGAGAAAAGATGCAGGAGGGCGTGCTGAACCCTTATGGGCGCATCAATTGCGTGGAATACGTGCTGAACGATGAGAGAATCGGTCTGTATGAAGAAGTTGCCGGCATGGTAGAAACATACAACCGAGTGATCGGAGAAAAGGCGAACGATGTAGATTCTTTCGCAGAAGCGTATCTTGCAGTGCTGGGCGCCGAACTGGACGAGGAAGGCGTTTACAAAATTCGCGACAACCGGATTATAAACCTTTATGGTACAGACAACGCAAAAGATATTATCGTTCAGTTTCTTGGCAAGCCTACGGCAGACGGAACACAGGAAAATCTTTTGAATCGGCTTGAGGATTTGATTTATCAGACAAGCATGGTAGCGAACATCAGTGATGAATCTTTTGGAAATGCTTCTGGAACTTCCCTTGCGTATAAACTGCAGTCTATGAGCAATCTTGCGTTGACGTTCGACCGTAAAGTTGAAAAATCCATGAGAAAGCGGTATAAGCTGTTTTGCTCTCTTGCAACGAATGTGTCAGATCGGGACGCATGGAAAGATATTGATTTTACAATGAGTAGGAATATCCCGAAGAATCTCTTGGAGGAAGCGCAGACAGCACAGGCGCTTGAAAGTATCGTGTCCAAGGAAACGCAGCTGCAGGTCCTCTCGATCGTTAAGGACGTTACTGAGGAAATAGATCGAATGGAGAAAGAGGAAGAAAAGAAGCAGGAAACAATCGTAGAGAAGCGGATGTTCGGAGGTGCGGCAGATGAGCAGCAGGACGTACTGGAAGAATAGGGAAGAAGAGCAGCGGAAGAAGAATATTAGGGATGAAGCTGAATACGCGAAAGAGATTGAGAAGATCTATGCGAACATGATGGATGAGATTCAAAAAGAAATAAATGGATTCGATACAAAATATGCAAAAGCAGAGGGAATCACAATTGCAGAAGCGAAGAAGCGGGTATCCAAAATGGACATTGATGCGTACAGCCGGAAGGCGGAGCAGTATGTAAAGGATAAGGATTTTTCGAAGGAAGCCAATGAAGAGATGCGACTCTATAACGCAGCTATGAAGATTAACCGGTTGGAAATGCTGAAAGCCAATATCGGAATGAATCTTGTCGGCGGGTTTGATGAGCTTCAGAAGTATTTTGAGCAGATCCTGACGAAGAAAACACTGGAAGAATTTGAAAGGCAGGCTGGAATTCTTGGAAAATCCATTCAGAACAATGCGAAGATGGCACATTCGATCGTGAATGCTTCTTTCCACAATGCAAAATACTCGGACCGTATTTGGATGTATCAGGATATGATGAAAGCAGAACTGGCGAAGCTCTTACAAACAGGTCTGATACAAGGCAAGAATCCAAGAATACTTGCAAGGCACCTTACCAAACTGTTTGGAGTAAGCAGGGAAAATGCGGAGCGACTGATGATAACGGAACTGTCAAGGGTGCAGGCAGAAGCGCAGAAACAGTCTTATATCCGCAATGGATTTGAAGAGTATGAGTTTATCGCGGAGCCGACTGCTTGCCCGATCTGCCGGGCTTTAGACGGAAAGCATTTTAAGGTATCGAAAATGATGCCGGGAGAAAATGCGCATCCAATGCATCCTAATTGTCATTGCAGTACAGCAGCATATATGGATGATAAAGAGTATCGAGAATGGCTGGATGGATATTCCGAACATGGAATGGATTTTGAAACTTGGAAGAAGAGGGTTGAAAAGAAATCTACGTTTGATATAATAAAGGCAGATAAAACTGTCAGCGGACATTCCGGCACTCCTAAGATGGCAGAGGCAAGAATGGTAATAGATCACATTGGAAAAGATGGGAAAGTAGATGTAAGAGCTTTTTACGGAGAGTCAAAATTAAAATCTAAAGATATCCACACAACCGATCATGGGAATCCAAAGCAGCACCCTTACGGGAAAAACGGGGAGCATGTACATGATTATACATGGGGAGATGATGGAAGATTGAAGAATAAGACAACTCGCGAATTAAGTGAAGAGGAAAGAAAGGAAAATGGCGATATATTATGAATAAAGATGAAGTAAGACAAATTTTATCTGAGTGTTGCAATGATATTTCTTTCTCTTACAGAGGATTGCCATCAGGAGTGACAGTTGAAGTTCATAATTATGTTCCGACATATCAAGTATGGCATGGAGATGACGTGAAAGAGTATGATAATGTGGATGAAGTTATGAATGATAAATTTTATAGTGGAAAGTCATTAAACGATCTAGTAAAAGAGGTAGAAATTGATGTAATGTAATACCATCGGCTGAGTTGGCTGGTGGTATTTTTATACCCATTTTGGAGGTGATGTAATTTGATTGAAGCAAGAATTCGACCAGAGCGAATCGAAATCTCTGGACACGCCGGGTACGCAGAACCTGGAAAAGACATTGTTTGTGCTGGCGTTACGGCGCTTACGCAGACGCTGATCCAGTCGATTGATGACTTAACGGATGATGAAATAGAATACAGAATATCTCCCGGAAAGGCTGAGATAGAATACAGGAATCTGTCAGAGAAATCAAAAATTCTGGTGGATTCCTTTTTCGTTGGCATTCGCTTGATTGCCGATGAGTTTCCGAATTATGTAGCAATTATGTAATTCACGCCCAAGTCTTGAAGGCGTAAAAAGCTAGGGGAAAGGACCATGAAGAATGTCATTAAACTTTTAGGAGGTAAAGAAAATGAAGAGCAGGATGTTTAGAATGCTGCAGTTATTTGCAGAAGAAACCGTAGATCACACAGCAGAACTTGATGCGGTGAAAGATAGTGTTAATCCGGAAAACACATCTGATGATAGCGGGGAAGAAAAAAAGTACACAGACAAGGATGTGGATGCGATTGTAAACAAAAGATTCGCAAAATGGAAAACTGAGCAGGAACAGGCGGTAAAGAGTGCTAAGGAAGAGGCAGAAAAACTGGCAAAAATGAATGCTGAGCAGAAACAGAATTACGAGATCGAGAAGTTGCAAAAAGAGAATGAAAAACTGAAGCAGGAGGCTGCAAAGGTTGAGCTTAGCAGAAGCGCCACAGGCATTCTTACAGAAAAAGGAATTGAAGCAACGCAGGATGTTCTTGATTTTGTTGTAGGGAATGATGCTGATGATACGAATGCAAAAATTGATAAGCTTGTAAAAATCGTGGAATCCCAGCTTAAGAAAGCCGAGATTGCTAGAGCAACCGGAACCACACCAAAAACCATGACGAACTCAGGAAGTCCAATGTCTGAATTCGAAAAGAGACTTGCAAAGTATAAATAAAGGAGAATGTGAAGATGAAGAATAAAGAATTTATGATGTTACAATTATTTGCGACAGGAGACAACAATGATATGCCGGTAAGAAGCTACCAGCTTGAGTTTAAAAGCCTTTTGGAGGTAGTATTTAAAAAGATGTCTTATTTCGCGGATTTTTTCGTCGGCGAACTTGAGGTACTGGATGGAGTCAGAGAAAATGAAACAGCCTTTTATGTAAAAACATCAGACATTCCGGTTGTGGTTGGAACTGGGTACGATAAAACAGCTACGAAAGCGTTTGGAACGGGAACAGGGAACTCTAGCCGTTTCGGGGAGAGAAAAGAGATTATCTACGCGAACACGCCGGTTAATTACTCTTGGGGATGGAATTACCACGAGGGAATTGACCGACACACGGTAAACAATGATTTTGACGTTGCGGTAGCAGATCGCTTGGAACTGCAGGCGAGGGCTAAGACAAAGCAGTTTAACAAGCAGCACGGAAAATTTATTTCCACATCTGCCGGAAAAACTTTAAGTGTTACTGATTATACAGAAGACAATGTATTAAAGCTGTTTAATGAGCTGTCTAAGTATTTTAACAACATCGAAGCAGTTGGAACGAAAAAAATTAAGGTTTGCTCCGATCTGTACAATGCCGTTTCGGATCATCCTTTGAATACAACTGCTAAAAACTCTACTGTAAACATTGATGGCAATGAAGTTGTGAAGTTCAAGGGATTCCTTGTAGAGGAGATTCCGGATGAATTATTCCAGTCTAAAGAATGCGCCTATGCATATATTGCCGGAGTTGCAAAAGCATTTACTGGAATTAACACAGCGAGAACGATTGAATCGGAAGACTTTGACGGAGTAGCTCTGCAGGGAGCTGGTAAGGCTGGAGAATTTATTCCGAATGACAACAAGAAAGCTGTAGTTAAAGTGTCGGTGGGGTAGTACCCACTGACAATACCGCCTTGATTGGCAGTGGGAAGATCGGAAAGGCAAAAGTAGGAAAAGCGAAATAATATAACGGAGGTAGTAGATATGGCGTATTCTAAAAAAGATTGGGTAGATGGAGAGACAATCACGGAAGCATCAATGGATAACATCGAGAATGGTGTAGCTGCAAATGACACGAAAAATACACAGCAGGACGGAAAGATCACTGAATTAGAAGGGAAAATAGTGAAAGCAGTTGCTGGATCTAAAGATGGTTTGATGTCTAAGGAAGATAAAGCGAAACTGGACGGAATTGCAGAACAGGCGAATAAATACAATCTTCCTGCGGCGAACAAAACAACGCTGGGTGGTGTGAAACAGATGGCTTTGATCGCAGATTTGTCGACAGAAACAGCGACTGACCTGAAAAACAAAATCAATGCGATTCTTGCGGAGATGAAAAAACAGGGGATTATGGCGAATTCGTAAGGAGTTGAAATTGAATGTTGGATGATTTAAAAATTCTTCTGGGAATTGATGTTTCCGATAGGGATTCCGATGAAAAGCTTTTACTGATTCTGGAATCTGTGCGAAATCGTTTGAAACTGCTTCTTGGTGGCATGGAAGTGCCATCGAGTATGCAGCATATCGTTACGGATGTGGCAGTGATCAGGTTTAACCGCATTGGCTCAGAGGGCATGTCCTCACATAGCGTGGCTGGAGAAAGTACTACGTACAATGAAAATGATTTTTCCGCCTATATGGACGAGATACAAGCGTATCTTGACTCTGTAGACGGGGTAAAACGTGGGAGGGTGCGATTCCTATGAGATATGATAAAGCTGTATATTTTCAGGCGGTAGAACATGGAGCGTATAATCCAGATACTGGTGATTACGCAGATGACCACGTGACAGAAGTGAAGAAGTACGGAAGCGTTTCAGATACCGGAACAGAAACGATGAACCTGATTTATGGCAGCATTAAACAAGGAAGTCTTACAATTCAATTGCAGACTCATTATACAGAAACATTCCACAGGATCCGTGTTGGAAGGAAAGTATACAGAGTGGATTTTGAACGAAAACTGCGAACAAAGCATGTGTTTGTAGTAAGTGAGGTGCAAAGTGGCAGAAATTAAATTTGAGGGAATTGCAAAGCTGAATAAAGGCTTGAAAAAGAGAATGGATATGAGCGCAGTGAAGACTGTTGTAAAAAGGAACGGCTCTGATATGCAAAGAGAAGCGCAGAGGAACGCACCGGTTGACACTGGAACACTGAAAAGAAGTATCGGTATTGACATCTCTGATGGTGGGATGACCGCCACTGTCGAACCAACAGCTGAGTATGCGCCTTATGTAGAACTCGGAACTCGCTTTATGGAAGCCCAACCCTATTTAAAACCCGCATTTGAGGAGCAAAAGAAACAGTTTGAAAAAGATTTGCAAAAGCTTGTGAGGTGAGATATGGATCCACAGCAAGAATTATTTACAAAATTACTTACAGAGATCAAAGCATTAGGATATGACGTATATGACGGCTTCTTACCGCCGGATGGTACGCCGTATCCTTTTGTTTATCTTGCAGATAGCCAACAGACAGACGATGCCAATAAAACGGCTGTGTTTGGCAATGTGTATCAGACCATTCATGTCTGGCACAACAATCCAAGACAGAGAGGAACGGTATCAAAAATGCTGTTGGCGATCAAAACCACATGCAGAAAACTGGATCATACCGAAAATTTTGCATGGGATGTCCGGAATGTAAATCAGAGAATTCTTCCGGATACAACAACAAAGCACCCTCTTTTACACGGGTTGCTGGAAATAGAATTTAGTTTTAGTTAGAGAGGAGAAAAAGCATGTTTAAGACAGGACTACAGTTATTTGCAGAGGCGGTACCTGGCAAGAAAATCGTCTATTTGTATCGACTTGCAGGAAAAGCCAAAGAAGGGGCTGCGAAAAATCTTGCATTCACAACAGAAAATGGAAGAACAAAAAGCAAGGACGCAGATTCCACTGCCACAAAGGACGGAGCCATCCGTACACCCGGGGCTGCGGAAACAGAAATCACGGCCACTGCTATCCTTGCGAAGAAAGATAAGTTAATCTCTGAGTTAGAGGACGCAATGGATTCGGATGAGTTGCTTGAAATCTGGGAAGCAAACCTTGAGGATCCGGCAGAACCTGGTCCGAATAAGTTTAAGGGCATGTATTTCCAGGGATATCTCACGGAATTTGAGATCACATCCTCGGCAGATGAAAATGTAGAGGTGTCTCTTACTTTTGGTGTTAACGGCTCCGGAAAACGAGGGGATGTTACTGTAACTGCACAGCAGCAGGAAGTAGCAGCTTATGTGTTTAAGGATACGACACAGGAATCGTA